TTTTGTATTACGAAGGCCATAAAACTGTGCCTCAGCTATATGTCGGGTCTACACATATTAATAAGAAGCCCAACACGCGTGATTATACAGCTGAAGAACTAAAAACTCTTATTGATGAAGAAAAAGCTTCTGTCTGGCCTTGGCAAGATAGCGGTATTGAAGGATCCTTATGAACCCGTTTGATTATTTAAATAGTATTAACTTTACAAAAAAAGACATAATGGAGGACGATATAGATGAGCGAGGATACAACTCTTATATTGTTAATCGTAGTCTTTCTTATTTTAATGACACTGTTGGTCTGGCTAATGTGGTAAACCAATACCACCATATCGACAAAAAACTGCAATATCACTTTCTTATAAATACAATCAGAAAACGCAAGCGTTTTTCTAAATGGATAAAACCTGAAACACACAGTGATATTGAAGCGGTTAAAGAGTACTATGCATACAGCAATGAAAAAGCTAGACAAGTTTTACCTCTCCTATCACCAGAGCAGATAACTGTAATAAAAAAGAAGGTGAGCAAAGGTGGAAGAAAGTAATTTAATAGAATGGAGCCCGACTGATATGTTCGAGATCCATTTAAACGAACCAGATGATTTCTTAAAGGTGAGAGAAACACTTACTCGTATTGGAGTGGCTTCACGTAAAGATAAGAAACTATTTCAATCATGTCATATATTACATAAGCAAGGTAGATACTTCATAGTACATTTTAAAGAGCTATTTTTGCTTGACGGTAAGAAAGCTAATTTAGAAAAAAGCGATATACAAAGACGTAATACGATTGCACAACTACTAAGTGATTGGGGATTAATTGAGTTCGAAACAAAGAGAGAACTAGATTGTGCTCCTTTAAGGCTTATTAAAATAATCCCATTTAAAGAAAAGAATAACTGGGAGCTTTGTCCTAAATATAATATAGGAAATAGGTCTCAATGACAAGCGCAGTATCAAATTCTAAATTTGTACCATACGTGCCAGTATATCCGAATTCAGAAAACATTGATGCGCATCTAAAAAAAGAAAGGCTCCGCGTGGTTGAAGCAGCCACGCGGGCTGAAATTAGAATTAACAGCCGCAAAGAAGTTATAGCCAGAGCTGAAGAAATTCAAACTCTAAGAGAGCAAGCTGCTCTCCGATATAACGGCAGTGGCTCGGTAGATCCGAGCCCAATTCCACAGGGTCAATTAATTGACTTAGAAGTGTAAAAAATACATATTGGCTATGTACATTTTGCATAAAAGTATTATATAATAGATATATAAATAACTACGGATGCCAGTTAACTGGGTCCATTTTTAATCTTGCTTGCTCAAAAGGAGATAACAATGACAGGCTTACAAACACTTTTCCCGCGTTCATCTTTTGTTGGTTTTGACCATTTGTTTAATGAACTAGAGTTCACTGCAAAACATGCTCAAGACCACTATCCCCCACATAACATTATTAAGACATCAGAATCTGATTATCTGATTGAACTTGCTATTGCGGGGTTTTCAAAGGATGAAATTAATATTGAAGTCAAAGACAGGACTTTAACAGTAAAGGGAGAGCACGTCTCTAAAGGTAGAGAGTTTATCCATCGTGGCATTTCGACAAAGAAATTTAAACGAACCTTTAGGCTGTCCGAACATGTAAATGTAAACGGAGCAGATATTCAGGATGGTATTCTGGCAATTGAATTGCAGTATGTCATTCCAGAAGAAATGCGTCCTCGTAAAATCAATATTGGTCAAACGAGGAAACAAAATGACACAAGCAATACTAGTAGCGCACAGCTACTCAACGAAAGCACTTGAACTAATCATTGAAACGCTGAAAAGTGTTTACAATAATCGGATTGAACGTAAAGCAATTCGTGAAACTGAAAAAGCTTTAGGCAACCTATCTGACTATGACTTAGCAGACATTGGTCTATGTCGAGGTGACATCTATGATGTTGCTCGATTAAAATCGTCAATATCACACGTCAAAGCAAACAAAAATTTGCGAGGATGGGTCTAATGACGACTTTAGTAGCAAACTATGTCTTCTCGCCATTGTCGGGTTTGTGGTCTTCTCTAGATCGTTTCACCCAGACGGTGGGATACTCGAGAGCGGCTGCGGAACTCGCAAGAATGGGTTACACCGAGGAAGCCAAACGTTGTATGATGCAAATACGGGAATTACACGATGACCGGTGATATTGCAACAATGGGCGCATATATAGGCGCTGGCCTAGCAACTTTTGCAATGGGCGGAGCGGCTATTGGAGTTTCGATGGTAGTAGGTAGTGTATTAAAGCACATGCCTAAAAAAGCTGACAATTCAACGATGTTTGTCGGTATAGCATTTGCAGAAGCATTAGGAATCTTTGCATTTCTTATTTCACTTCTATTAATGTTTGCCGTATAATGGTAGCATCAGAGTTGGTAGAGAAGCTTGGACTAGCTTCTTTTATAGTAATGTCGACACTAACTGTTGTTTGCATACTGATAGGATTTTATGCAGTATTCGATACATATAGTCAGTCAAGCGAATGTATTATAAATACCTCATTATAATGAGAATGCTTTAAAAAGCTAGAGGGCGGGAGATCGCCCTCTTAGTCACACACACAACATATAGGAGTCTATTATGACTAATAAAAATCCATTCGAAATCCGTGCAGACATTCTTGCTATGGCAAAAGACTACATGGATAAACAAGTAGAATTAAATACAGCTTTGTTTGCCCAAATGGTAGAAGCTGGTAAGAAAACTATTGAAGAAGTCCCAGCAATGTATACTATGGAAGAACTTCAAGAAAAAGCAAAGGAAATGTATTCTTTTGTATCGGATAAAAAATAATGAGAGCTTTTGTTATTAACTGCTGGAATGTAGTAATGGACCATGAAAAAAATCCTTTAAGCAATATTCCAGATTTTAGCACTCGCCACATGATTATGCAAGTTCTTGCATGGATGTGGTGTATCGTATTCGCAATTATTGTAGGAAGCATGTGGGCTGGAGTATTCAGTATGATGTTACATACATTGCTATTGGGCGCTGTTGCTATTACGGTAGCAACATTTGAAACTGCTAATCGTAAACCAAATGTATTTGGTAGCTATAGCGGCAGAGGTGATGGCGGCGAACATGAATAATGATATGCAAGACTTGAAATTTACTAGTGCTGGAGACTTTATAAAAATGAGTGATGAAGGACCTTTTAAATCTGCATTTGATGCAGACATCAAGAATGTTGTTCGCAGGGAAATCGTAACGTATCGTGTAAAAGATGGTACGATGATAAAGGAAATGGCATTCCGAGACTACTATGAAAGCGGGGACTATCATGATTCTCAAAGTACTATAGTACTGGCGGAGCGTTAATATGAGTGAGCAAACAAACTATTGCACCACAAAAGGTCTAGGTTGGGCCTTTTTAATTATTATCATTGGTATGGTAGGTCTGCCTATACTCGGCTCAGCCATTGCTTATCCAGATAACTGCAAGCAGTCTATTCTTATTCCCTGTATAGGTTTAGAATAGTGCATATAGTCAGAAAAAAAGATGGAGAGATATTGGCTATAGCATCGCGTTTAGAAGACGCTATGTCTATTGCAGACGGTCATAGAGTAGATAAAGAAGATTATATTGTACAAGAATCTACTGATCAACAAGAGCTGACCGAGATATATCGTTCGTACTATCGGACCAGATCTTCATGATAGCCAAGATATAACAGCTAAAGTAAAGATTTTTAAAAAGGGGGGTTTACAACTCCCCTTTTTCGTGTTAGAATGGTATTGTTGATAGGAGAACCCATGGCTTTTTATACATCCGTAAACAGATACGGTAATTCAATATTGTACCGAGGCTATAACGATAGCGGAGCAGCAATATCTCAAAAATACAAATTTAAACCTACATTGTATATGGAATCCAGAGAAGATTCTAGATACCATTCTTTATTTGGTAAACCATTACAACCCATACAATTTGATTCTATGCGCGAGGCAAAGGAATTCGCAGAAAAATATGAAGGCGTACCTAATTTTGCTGTACATGGCACCACCAATTATATTCACCAATTTATTACTGACAAGTTTCCAAAAGATATAAAATTTAACATTAGCGATGTGAATGTCGTTAACTTTGATATCGAGGTTGCATCTGATAATGGATTTCCTACACCTGAAGAAGCTGCATACCCTATTATTTCTATAGCACTTAAGTCAAGTAAGTCTTCTGTTTACCAAGTGTGGGGTTTAGATACTTATGACTCTTCTAAAACCGAAATTGATATGCATGGAGATTTAATTCAATACCATCATTGCAATTCAGAAGAAGATCTGCTTGCCAAATTTTTAGGATATTGGACTAAAAACTATCCAGATGTTATTACTGGTTGGAATTCACGCTTCTTTGATATCCCTTATATAGTAAACCGCATTTCTATGCTTGGCTCCGAAGCTGCTATGAAAAGACTCTCACCTTGGGGTTCAGTAAATGAACGCACTGTTAAATCTCTAAATCGTGAGCTTTTGGCCTTTGAGTTAGTAGGTATTCAGCAGGCAGATTACCTTGAACTATTTAAAAAGTTTGGTTACTCATACGGCAATCAAGAATCCTTTAAGCTTGACCACATTGCTTATACAGTCCTTGGTGAAAAGAAGTTATCATACGAAGAGCATGGTAATCTTTATACTCTATATAAAGAAGATCATCAAAAGTTTATTGACTATAACATTAAAGATGTTCAACTCGTAGATCGCATTGACCAAAAGATGGGTCTTATCTCTCTTGCCTTAACTATGGCATATCGTGGTGGTGTAAACGTGAGCGATACATTTGGTGTTGTTGGCATATGGGAGTCTATCATTTATCGCAGACTACTTAATAACAATGTGATATGTCCAGCTAAACAAATTCAAAAGGTACCATATGCAATAGTTGGTGCTACAGAAACTTCAGTAGCAAAGCCTGGTTCTGAAGCCAGAGAAAAAGGTAAGTCGCATGCAATTGCTGGTGGTTACGTAAAAGATCCTCATGTCGGATCTCATGACTGGGTTGTATCATTCGACCTTAACTCTCTATATCCTAATATAATTGTTCAACATAATATATCACCAGAAACTATATGTAGAGATCACACTATTCGGTTCCCACAAGGAGTTGATTACTATCTTTCCAAGCATGATAGATCTACAACTATAGACGACAAGTATGCCGTGTGTGCTTCTGGTGTACCGTTTGAGCGCTCTAAACAGGGTATTATTCCAGAGTTGATTGTAGATTATTATGCAGAAAGAAGCACTATTAAAAAAGAAATGCTTGCCACTCAATCTGAATATGAAAAAACTAAAGATAAAAAACTAGAGTCTAAGATCAATCAGCTTGAAAATAACCAGATGGCTATTAAAATCTTACTTAACTCTTTATATGGCGCTCTTGCTAACAAGTACTTTAAGTACTTCGATAACGCTCTAGCAGAATCTGTTACACTTACTGGCCAGACTGTTATCAAGTGGGCTGAGCAGTGTATGAACAAAGCTATGAACGATATCACACAAGCAAATAAGGATTATATAGTCGCTATTGATACTGATTCAATCTATGTCAATATGGGTCCCCTTGTTAAGAAGTTCGAACCAAAAGATCCTGTCAAATTCTTAGACAAAATATGTAAAGACCATTTTGAACCAGTCATGGCAAAATCCTACGACCAGTTCTTCTTTGTTATGAATGGCTATATACCTCGTATGGAAATGGCTCGTGAAGTTATTGCAGATCGTGGCATCTGGACGGCTAAGAAAAGGTATATTCTAAATGTACACAATTCTGAAGGCGTGCAGTTTGCTGAGCCTAAACTTAAGATGATGGGTATCGAAGCTATTAAGTCTTCTACTCCTGAGGTTGTACGCGATAAGTTTAAAGAAATATTTAAGGTAATTATAAATAGTGACGAAAGAACTACACAGAAATTTATATCTGACTTTAAAAACGAGTTTAGCTCTTTAGATCCTGAAAAGGTAGCGTTTCCTCGTGGCGTAACTCAACTTGACAAGTGGAAAGATAGGCGTACCATATATGCTAAAGGTACTCCTATCCATGTACGAGGTTCTATTTTGTACAATAAAACTGTCAAAGACTATAAGCTAGATAAAAGATATGAGTTAGTTAAAACTGGAGAAAAGATCAAGTTTTTGTATCTTAAACTCCCTAACCCTATAAAAGAAAATGTTATTTCGTTTCCAGGCGTTTTACCAAAAGAAATTGGTTTACATAAGTATGTAGACTATGGTATAATGTTTCAGAAGACATTCATTGACCCTCTTCTACCTATTCTAGATGCGGTCGATTGGAAACCTGAACCTGTTGCAACCTTAGAAGAATTTTTTATGTAATGTACTCTCTTACTGTTTTTAAAAATAGATATGATAATAAAACTCATAGGCGTCTAGACTTTGACTCATGGGATAAGTTTAAGAAGTTTCTATACAAGTTATCCGAACGGCCATTAAATGATAAGCTAGATGCTGAGCTAATCTCTCCTTCTTCTTATGTTAAGAATACCACACGCGCTAATAAAAATGTTCTAGATT